GAAGTAAGGTGGACAACTGTTAAGGGGCGGGAGAGCGTTGACAGTAGCGAGGTAGAGAAACTCCTTGGGTTTGTTCCCAAGAAGTTTGGTACAGAATCACAACGGTTATCTATTAAACAAACTGGAGGCAAGTAAATGTCAGTAGAAGGAACAAAGTTCCAAATCAATTACAAGTTAGCTGATGGAACACTTATCAATCTTTACGCAAAGGATGTCAAGGATTTAGAGACAGGCCTTACAGATCTTTCAATGGTATCTACACTTATCAAATCAACATCTAAAGAGCTAGCCGGTGGTGCATCAGCACCAACTGCTGCATCAGTTGCTGCACAGTTCAATGAACCACAATCTATAAACCCACCACAGCCAGTAGCAGTTCAATCTAATGGCGCAGTCCATACCTGCCGTCACGGTGAGATGGCATTCCGTTCTGGTACATCAGCTAAGGGACCTTGGAAGGGCTATATGTGTGCTGCACCTAAGGGTGCTGTAGACAAGTGCGACACTATCTGGATTCGATAAGCGATGCGGGAGCCTCGTGAATATGAGACTCCATTATGTGCAGAAATCGGTGGAGACTTTTGGTTTCCTGAAAGAGATGACCCAGACCATCGCAAGTTATTAGATCCTAGTTATGCAAAGTCAATCTGTAGAAGTTGTATACACAGAACTGAATGTGCAGAGTGGGGCATTGAGAACGAACGCTTTGGTATCTGGGGTGGTCTAACAGAGTACGAACGTACACAATTACGCAAACGCAAGAACATACAAGTAAGGAACTGGAAGAGTGCTTGATTTATCTCGTGCGTGGGGCGGTGTGCTTACCAAAGCAACACCTCTACCTGACGTATGGGCAAGTCTTAAAGCAAAAGAGATTAAGTTCAGACGTGGTCAGGTATGTATGGTTGCAGCTGCACCTAATGCTGGTAAGTCTATGTTCGCACTTATCTATGCAATCAGAGCACAGGTTCCTACACTATTTTTTTCAGCCGACACTGACACAACTACCGTGATGATGCGAGCAGCAGCTCACATCTCCGGTCACTCACAGGTAACTGTTGAGGCCAACCTTGCAACCAACACACACTATTACGACCAACACTTTGAAAAGTTTGGTCACATCAAATGGGTCTTTGATTCATCTCCTAGTATTGACGACTTGGAGTTAGAGATTAGAGCCTATGTTGAACTCTTTGGACAGCCACCTGAGTTGATCGTCATTGATAACTTGATGAACGTAACTGCTGAGACAGACAACGAGTGGGCTGGACTAAGAGCAATTATGATGGAGCTACACGATATGGCTAGAAAGACTGAGGCTTGCGTACTAGTACTGCACCACGTGTCAGAGCAATCTGAATATGGTTCACCTACTAAGCCACCTCATCGCAGAGCCATTCACGGTAAGGTCAGTCAGTTACCTGCACTTATTCTTACACTAGGCTATGACCCAGCAGAGGCTACACTGCGTGTAGCTGCAGTCAAGAACCGCTTTGGTCCACACACTGCAGATGCTAGTGACTGGGCTGCATTACTAGTAAACTATGCAGCCTGTCAGATAGGTGATGCTGATGCTTACGGAAGATCTTATAGACACGATGCTATGCAACAGGTAAGGATTGCCTAATGGCTAATACAGAGATGCAATATGTAAAGAATCGTATTGCTAAATTAGAGAAAGACTTTGCAGCCTTTGCTTCACTACTCATACAAGCTAACATTGTTAGCGTGGGTGTTGAAGATGGAGAGCAAGTATTCGTGGTCAACAAAGTAGTACTGGATACCGATGAGCCAATACAATAAGGCAAAGGGTTCGAAGTTTGAAACCGATGTAATGAAATGGCTACGGTCAATGGGAGTTCTTGCTGAACGCTTGACAAAAGCTGGCAGTAAGGATGAAGGAGATATGGTCGCAGTGATTGCGGGAGAAACATATATCCTTGAACTCAAGAACAGGGCAACCCTTTCCTTGCCTGAGTTCTGGAGAGAAGCAGAAGTTGAGGCGCTTAACTACGCTAAGGCTCGTGGTATTGGGGAAGTACCCTTGCATTATGTTGTAGTTAAGCGTCGCAACGCAGGTATAGATCAAGCCTGGGTCATTCAAGACCTAGCACAATGGTTAAAGGAGAAGAAGTAATGCCAGTACCAGAGGGAATTATTAGTACATCAACAGGTCCAGCAGAAGCGGTACAAGAAGTTGTACTAGATGAAGCATTAGCAGAAGCTGATGCAGAAGAACCTATTGCATTTGATCCAGATATAGATGACCCATACGAAAAGGTTAAAGATGATTTGCCTGAACTGTCGTAAAGCAGGAGAAGAGAACCAGTCCAATCATCTCAAGCGTGCTGCACATTGGCACGACAAGTGCGATATGAAGGGGTGCGTATGTCAACACAAGACTGGAACAGGGTGGGTAAAGGCAAAAGATTCAAAGGCCCCATTGATGCAAACACAATCCCCATAGCACCTATCGTTGCTAACTATGGTGGTGAAGTACGTGAAGGTAAGAGTGCATCAGTACGCTGTTGTTTGCACAGCGATTCTCGTCGCTCAGCTGTCATCAATACCTATGACAATTTATATTTCTGCCACACCTGCGGTAAGGGTGGCAATGCAGTGAACTTAGTCTGCATACTAGAGAACTTGGAGTTCAAAGATGGCCTCAAACGTGCAGTCGAAATTGCTACTGGAAGCGGCGCAGCGATACGCTCAGGCAATAAGTCCGGAAGCGTTAAGCGTGCTAGAAGAACGTGGGATCTCTGATGCAGTGGCTGCGCTCTATCAAATCGGTAGTATCACGGAACCGATTAACGGCCACGAGATGTATGAAGGTTGGATTTCTATTCCTTACATTACTGCTTCTGGTTCTTGCGTGGGGTTCAAGTTCCGCAGAGTAGATGACGGTAAGCCTAAGTATGGTAGCCCTGCTGGGCAGAAGGCACACCTGTATAACGTATGCGATATAACTATTATGTCGCCTTACATTCTCATCTGTGAAGGTGAGTTAGATACAGTCATTACTAGTGGAGTCCTTGGTATCCCAGCAGTAGGAGTACCAGGAGTTGCAGCTTGGAAGCCACACTTTCCTAAGCTCTTTGGTGGCTACGAGACTGTCTATGTAGTAGGCGATAACGATGTTAAAGAGGATGGTTCTAACCCAGGAGCAGAGTTTGCTAAGCGCGTGGCGAACGAGGTGATGAACTCAACTATTGTTACACTACCTGCAGGTATGGACATCAATGACTACTACCTAGCACACGGCGTTGACGCTACTAAAGCGCTATTGATTGGAGAGTCTAATGTATGAGCGAGGTGGAGTGGATCACAATGATACAGACTTTGCAGCATATGGGCTTTCAAGTCCTGAGCCTAGACAAGATTCAAGAAACCCTGGTCATAAGACCAACACCAACCCGCTAGCAGACCACCCAGCAGTTGCTAACTACAGAGCTAAAGGTGTATCCACACCTGACCTAGTATCTTTCATTGAATCCTTTGCTTCCCTTCGTGCTAACAGAGTTAAAGGTGTAGGCCATAGTCAGTATGCGATAGCGCAAGGGCAGAAGTTTGAAGCCTTTACACCTGCAGATACCATTAGAGAATTGATTGAAGAGCTGGCTGATGCCAGCAACTATATAGATTTCCTTGCTATTAAACTACTTAATCTGTCCTACATCATAGATGCGGGGCTACCTGACTGTGACTGAACTGGACCAGACTATCTATGAGCTGGCCCACTCAGTGGCCGGTACTATCTATCGTAGGTACAAGAACTACATAGAACGTGATGATATTAAGCAAGAGATACTAACGTGGGCGCTGACTCGTCACGCTTACCTTGCATTAGAACTATCAGAGTTAGATACCGATAAGCGTAAGCACAATGAACAGCGCATAGCGTGGCAGATGAGACGTGTAGCTGAGCGCTATGCACGCAAAGAGAAAGCGTCTAAGTCTGGCTATCAGATCAGTGATGAAGCCTACTACGAGAGCGCAACTGTGGGTCAGTTGCTTCCCTTTGTTATCGCATCAGTGCTAGACGGTACAGTATTAGAGCAAGCGCAACAGATGATTCAAGACGGGCAACCTAAGGGTAAGTCTAGCCCAGCAGAAGGTGGCAACCTGCTAGCAATGCTGATTGATATGAAGAAGGCATACCTAAGATTAGAAGTAGAAGACCAGACGCTACTGCGTCTGCGTCACCACGATAGCTTTACTCTGCAACAGATAGCACAATTACTAGAATGTGCTACATCCACTGCAGATCGCAGGTGTGCTCACTCCCTGCGTAAGTTGATTGATAATCTGGGGGGAGCGTCACCCTTCCAATGAAAGAGCAAGAGTTATTTGACTACCTTAAAGCTGACCTATACCCAGACTTAGAGAAGTCGGTTGGTATCTATGATGCCTTTGACTGTATCTCTATCCAAGCTGGGCACTACATTGAACTCAAGTGCAGACACACTCACTATCCCACGTTACTGATAGAAGAGATGAAGTATCGCAAGCTCATAACGCAGGCAGCAGAGCGAGATCTTATCCCGTTCTATATCAACTCGACACCGATAGGTGTCTTTTCTTTTGACCTAATGGATGTACCAGAACCAGAATGGCTCAGCCATTGGATGCCAGCAACTACCGAGTTCTCACGTTCTAATAAAGTAAGCAAACTAGTAGGGTATTTACCCATTGAGGAGGCAGTGCAGCTATGATCTATGAATACGAGTGTCCAGGGTGCGGTGATGTGCGCCAGATAGAACGCAAGATGACTGATGCAGAAGAGACATACATCTGCACTGCTTGCAACAATGAGTTTCGCAGGGTGTGGACTGCGCCCACTATCTCTTTCAAGGGTACAGGCTGGGGCAAAGATGACTGAGTTCCCAGATTGGTTTAGTGCATATGCTAAGCCTAACTTTGAGAAGTTTCTCCTACCACTAGCAGGTAAGCGCGACCTACGGTTCTTGCAGCTAGGTGCATACACAGGGGATGCTACGCGTTGGCTAGACTTTAACGTGTTAACAAACCCAGATGGTTTGCTTATTGACATTGACACTTGGGAAGGTAGCGATGAAGATGCACACGAGGCACTTGATTTCAATGAGGTCTACCT